AAACTTGCAACAGATACGTGGGTTCTAGTCGGAGATTTACAGGCAATCTAATGTTTTCAATTGTTGCGTCACAACTCAAAGTTCCCGACATAGATAATCTCAACCATATCTACGGTGTCCACATTAGCATCATTGCTCAAACTAGTGAAACCAACGCATCAGGAATTTACTTTAGAGACGATGGTAGAAAAGTTTATATTGTTGGTTTTACACAAGATAAGGTTTCAGAATTTGATTTATATAACCCATTTGATTTATCCACTATAACGCTTAAAAATACATTCTCAGTTGCGTCACAAGAAGAAACACCAATGGGAGTTTCCTTTAAAGATGATGGTACAAAGATGTACGTCCTCGGAAATACTACTGACCGTGTTAGAGAGTACTATTTAAGTACTGCATGGGATATATCAACAGCATCATATAGTCGGGATTTCAATACTAGATCAAATGATGGAAACCCAAGAGATATTTTTTTCAAGCCTGACGGAACTCGCTTTTACATAGTAGGTTCTCAGAATGAAAATGTTTACGAGTATTCCCTGAGTACACCGTGGAATATCTCCACAATGTCATATACACAGAGCTTTGATATCAGCAGTCAAGAAACCAACGCAAGTGGACTAACCTTCAAGCCTGATGGAACTAAGATGTACGTTTTAGGGCAAGATGGCGATGATGTAAACGAGTATGATTTAAGCACCGCTTGGGACATCTCAACTGCGTCTCTTAACGATGCTACTTCTTCACTGTCTGGCTTTGATGCGCTTTTTGAAAGTATTGCATTTAAGCCTGACGGGTCAATCATGTACCTGTTAGGCAGGGCAAGAGAAGGGATCACGTCTTTTGATTTATCTACGCCTTGGGACATCACAACCGTTTCCGTACGCAATCCAAGCAAAGATTATTTAGATGTTTCATCGGTTCAAAATTCTCCACTTGACGTTGCATTCAAGCCTGATGGGACTGAAATGTATATCGTTGGGGGTCAAGCCGACAGAGTGCATCAGTACACATTAAGTACGCCGTGGGACATTACAAGCGGCGGCACTCCAGCGCAAAAAAATATAGGATCAAACAGCGGATTCCCAACTGATATAACATTTAAACCTGACGGAACAAAGATGTATATACCGGATGCTAGTGGTGACGATATTGATGAATATGATCTCAGTACTGCGTGGGATATTTCTACCGCTAGTTACCTACAAAGATTCTCCGTAGCCTCTCAAGACACAGGCCCACAAGCTGTACAATTTAAACCAGACGGAACAAAAATGTTTGTGGCAGGTCAAACAAACGACTCCATATATGAATATGGGTTAGGTACTGCGTGGGATATTTCTACCGCATCGTTTACAACATCATTTAGTGTTACATCTCAAGAAACTGTTCCAAAAGCCTTGGCTATAACAGAGTCTGGATTAAAGTTTTATGTTCTGGGAACTGCTAATGACCAACTACATGAGTACGCAATGAGTACTGCATGGGACTTGTCAACAGCATCGTTTACTAAAACCACTGAGAAAATTAAAGCAATTCAGTTGTATGATTCAGCGCCACAGGGATTATTTTTAAAACCTGATCAAACAAAGATTTGGGTGGCAGGTAATGTCCGTGACGGTATTAACGCATTTAGTATAATTTAAGGATATGGTGTGAATGACATGGCAACAGAAAGCACTAAAACATTAGTTGATGCAGTTAGTGTAGTCACGGTAGTAGGTACGATTGGTGAAGTGTTGCCACCCTTGGCGGCTTTATTTACATTAGTCTGGACATCTATACGTATTTACGAAACTAAAACAGTACAAAAAGCTCTGGGCAGAAACAAGGAAAGCCCAGATGATAGCTGAACTAGCCGCCGCTAATGCCGCCTTTGGTGTCATCAAGGAGACCATTGCGAATGGGAAAGAAATCTACGAAGCAGGAGAAGCTCTTGCAGACTATTTTGGACTCAAAGCACAGATACAGCAGAAGGCGCACGAACATGGCTATAAGTCAGATTTACAGGCCTTCATGGCCGCAGAACAGCTAAAGGAATATGAGGCTACTCTGAAACAAATGATGATCTGGCAGGGGCGAGGAGGTCTCTGGCAGGATTGGTTAGCATACCAACAGGAGATGAGGCAAAGCCGTGAAGCCGCAGAAAAAGAAGAAAAACTTAAAAAAGCTAAACGTAAAGAGCGCGTTGTTAATATATGCCTTGGCATTACTTTGGGCGCTTGCATTCTCTCAGCCATCGGCTTGATTGGTTACATCTTCTACTGGGTTGCACAACAGAGGTAAATTATGTGGGCAGTATTTGGAATAATTACAATTGCCATTCAACCGGGCATTTTACAGATTATAGATCGTAAAGAGTTTGAGAACCCTCAAGACTGCTTTGAGGAAGCAATGGTACTCATGCAAGACGCAGAAGACCCAAGAGGCATGGCTTGTGTGCCGATACCTGACGATAGAAAAACAGGAGTATGATACATGATTGGCCTAGTCACAGCTATCACGAACTTGGCAGGTACATGGGTCAGTGCCAAGGCGGAGTCAACCAAAGCCACCGCAGAGGCCAAAGCCACCGCACTGAAAACAGCGGCACAGTCCACAGCGGATTGGGAGCGCATCATGGCAGAGTCGTCCAAGACAAGTTGGAAGGACGAGTGGCTTACAATAGTATTCAGCATCCCGCTGATCTTAGTCTTTATACCAAGCATGGTAGAACATATTCAAGCGGGATTTACAGCATTGGCAACTTTGCCAATTTGGTACCATGAGATACTCATGGTAATTGTACTAGCCTCCTTTGGTGTCAAAGCCGGTAAAGGAGTTATGGATATGGTGGGGAAAAAGTAATGCCGGGATATGGAATGGGATACGGAATGAAAAAAACTACCGATAAAAAGAAAAAGAAAAAAATGGTAGCTAAGAAGGCAATGCCAAAGAAACGCACAAGGAAAGCATAATGGCTAAGGGTGTGAAGCATTACTTCAGGGACGGTACAGAACACAAAGGTGGTATGCATAAAATGCCAAATGGTGATTTACACTCTGGTATGCGGCATACTAAAAATTCTAAAAGGCTGTATCATTTTAAAGACCTCTCTACAACTGCAAAGAAAAAGGCTAAATCATAATGCCTAAGAAAAAAAAGAAAGCAAATGATGCTTGTGCTCGTAAGGTCAAAGCCCGTTACAAGGTTTGGCCTTCAGCATACGCTTCAGGTGCTGTAGCAAAGTGCCGAAAGGTTGGTGCAAAGAACTGGGGAAACAAAAGTGGCCGTAAGAAAAAGTAAGAAAGGAGCGTCACTTAAAAAGTGGTTTAAGGAAGAATGGATAGACTTAAAGACCGGAAAGCCGTGTGGTCGAAAGAGTGCCAAAGGAGGATCGAAGAGGCCTTATCCTTCTTGCAGACCCAAAGCAGTAGCGGCAAAGATGACCAAAGCCGAGAAAGCCTCAAGCACACGCAGGAAGACCGGCCCTGCAAAAATTAAACACAAAGTAACAGCCTCGGGAAAACGTAGGAAATAGTTATGCCAAAGAAAAAAGACCCTAGACTTGCACGAGCCGGTGTCTCAGGCTTTAACAAACCTAAGCGTACTCCGGGCGGCTCTAAAAAATTCGTAGTGGTTGCCAAAGAAGGTGACAAGATTAAAACTATACGCTTTGGTGACCCTAACATGACCATTAAAAAAGCTCAACCTGCACGTAGGAAGTCTTTCAGAGCACGTCATAAGTGCGACACAAATCCTCCAAGCAAACTCACAGCCCGTTATTGGTCATGTAAAAAATGGTAGACTTGACATTTGACCAAAAATGTGCTATAATAGTACATATGTACTCTAAGGTATTCTTATGACATATTTAGAACTTGTCAATAATGTTTTGAAACGCTTACGAGAGCGTACCGTAGCAACAATAGATGAAACTACGTACTCTACGTTAATTAGTGTTTTAATCAATGACGCTAAAAGCGAAATAGAAAACGCTTGGAACTGGTCTGCGTTACGTCAAACATTAACGCTAACGACAACTTCTGGTGTGTTTAACTACGAACTTAACGGAACTGGTAATAACTTTAGCGTTATGGATGTTGTTAATGATTCCGGCGATTTCTTTATGGAATACCGTACTCAACACGATTTTAATCAGTTTTATCTCAATCAAACCCCCGCTAGCGGCAACCCTAGATACTACAATTTTAATGGTGTTTCTGCTGATGGAGACACATTAGTTGATGTGTATCCTAAACCCAATACAATCTACACGATTTACTTTAACATTATTCAGCGTACTGGTGATCTATCGGCAGGTACAGATAAACTGACTGTACCATCTTTGCCTGTTTTGTTGCTTGCTTACGCTAAAGCAATTGAAGAGCGTGGCGAGGATGGAGGAGTTGCAAGTTCATCTGCTTACGCTACAGCCACTCGTGTACTAAACGATGCAATTGCTCAAGATGCCCAACGACATACCGAAGAACTAGAATGGGTTGTATAAATGGCTAAACCGTTACAAGCACTCAGTATTGCCGCACCGGGGTTCTTTGGCTTAAACACCCAAGAGTCTGGTATTACCCTTGAAAGTGGTTTTGCACTGACTGCTAATAACTGCATTATTGACAAATATGGACGCTTAGGTGCTCGTAAGGGTTGGCGTTATGTAACGACCTCAGGCGGCTCTGGAGTCAATTTACTAGGTTCCCATCGGTTTATTGATATTGAAGGCACTGAGACGATTCTGTCGTGGTCTGCGACTAAGTTTTACAAAGGTACTACAACACTTACTGAGATTACTCCTACCTCTGATAATACGTTTACTGAAGGTAATTGGCAATGCGCTACGCTCAATGATAAAGCGTATTACTTTCAGCGTGGTTACAAACCAATGGTGTATGACCCTGTTGCAGGGACAATTACAGACGCAGAAGACGCTTCTAATTTTCACGGATTGAATTTAAATGGAAGCACACAAGCTCCTCCGGGTAATACTGTACTTTCGGCCTATGGTCGTTTATGGACTGCTGATATTCAAGACCCAAGCGATAACTCCTACTACGACAAAATGACTGTATATTTTTCTGATCTGTTAGACGGTGCAGATTGGAATACAGGCTCCGCAGGTTCTATTAATTTATCAGCTATTCTTGTCAACGGCACTGATGAAATTATTGGCATGGGTGCTCAGAATGGACAGTTTATTGTTTTTTGCAAAAGAAACATTGTAATATTTGATGATACGGGAGGTAGTTCTTCTTTTGATCCTGCTAATCTTAGGCTTGTAGAAGTTATTAGTCGTGTTGGTTGTGTTGCTAGAGACAGTATACAGAACACAGGTATTGATATTTTCTTTTTGTCTGAAGACGGCCTAAGAAGCCTCGGACGTGTTATCCAAGAAAAGTCTCTGCCAATGCGTGATTTGTCTAAAAACGTTAGAGATGATGTGGTTGGTTTAACAGCCGCCTCTAATACAGAACAACTTAGATCAGTTTATTCGGAAGACAACGCTTTTTATCTTTTGTTGTTTCCTCATGTTAAACAAGTATATTGTTTTGATACTCGTGCTCCATTACAAGATGGTTCTCTTAGGGTTACCGTATGGGATACTCAAAATCAAACCAATATGCTATCTTTAGCTAACTCTGTTTTGTTTACGCAAACTGATGGGCTTGCAGAGTACTTTGGGTATACAGATAACTCTGCACGTTATACCTTTCAGTACTTTACGAATTATTTTGACTTTGGTAACTCGTCAACAACTAAAATTCTAAAACGTATTGCTACTACAGTTATCGGTGGGGTAGGCGAGTCATTTATTTTTAAATCTGCTTTTGATTACTCTGATGACTACACCTCATATCCCGCAGTACTAGAAGACTTAGCTATCGCAGAATATGGAATTGCTGAGTTTGGAGCAAATGGAGCAACAACTCCAGATGACTCTACTCCTGCAGAGTACACAAGTGGAACTATTTCAGATATTGTAAGACTTCCGGGGTCAGGATCAGGTAGTATTCTTCAGGTTGGTTTTGAAGCTAACCTTGATGGTGCAGAAATATCAATTCAAAAATTGGATGTATACGTAAAACAAGGTAGGATTCTTTAATGACTAATTATACGCAACTAACCAATTTTGCAACTAAAGATAATCTTGCCAGTGGAAACGCTAATAAAATTATTAAAGGTGCAGAAATCAATGCTGAGTTTGTAGCAATTGCGTCAGCAGTCAGCAGTAAAGCTGACACTGCTTCTCCAACATTCACAGGAACCCCTGCGGCTCCTACGGCAACCTCAGGAACTGATACAACACAGTTAGCAACTACAGCATTTGTACAGACTGCTGTAGGTGCTTTGGTAACTATTCCATCAGGAATGCTTGCACCGTTTGCAGGAACTTCAGCACCCACAGGATGGTTCTTATGTTTTGGTCAAGCCGTCAGTCGTTCGACCTATGCAAGTTTGTTCACAGCTATTGGAACAACTTATGGTGTAGGAGATGGGACCTCAACATTTAACCTTCCTGATCTTCGTGGTCGTACTATTGCCGGTGTTGACGACATGGGAGGTTCTGCGGCTTCTCGCTTAACAGGTGACAATGGGGCTACTACAGCTACCGCAGATTCCAATGGATCATTTACAAGTGCTACAAACATCCTTGTAGATGGTAATAGCGGTACAATTGTTCTTGGGATGAAAGTAACTGGCACAGGAATCTCTAGTGAAGTTACAGTTATTAAAATTAACAGCCAAACAGATATTGTATTGTCTTCTGCAATAACTATTACTAATGATACTGCACTAACATTTGCATTTGACGGGGCAATCCTTGGTTCTGCCGGTGGTGAGAATACTC